TGCCTCAGGATGCGATTTACCCGGCTATTGTGTACAGTGTAGACAATAAGCCGTTAGATAGCAATATGAAGGATAGGGCGGGCTACCACGACCGCGCTACGGTAACGCTGAATATCTGGGCGGATGTGAAATTCGGGCAAGCGGCCTACACTTCACTGGATGCAATAGACACGGCAGTAAGAACGGCAATGGACTTCCAGACGGGAACCTCAAACGGGGTTACTTGTGAGACTTGCAAATACATGGGAAGTGAAGACATATACAGCGAAGACAGGCTATTGATTGGCCGGTCTGCAACGTATGTACTAACGATAAAGGTATGATAGACGCACGGTTGCAGTCAGAGCTAAACCAGGTTATTTCCCGGCTTAAAAAGCTGGAACCCGGTGTGCGTAAAGGTGCGCAAAAAGACCTTGAAGAAGCGTCTAAAATCCTTGTATCTGCGGTAAAGGGTAAAACTCCCGTAGGTGACAAAGTTCACAAACGTTACCCACGGCGCAAAGGCAAGAAAGCAGCAAAGGGAGCCGGTCAAGTGGTAGCTACTTACAGACCCGGTAACCTTCAAAGATCAATAAAGACGCTAAAATTTCGGCGTTCTGAAGCTGTGTTTGTAGGGCCAAAATTAGGCGGTAAAGCGGCGGATGGCTACTATGCCCACTTTGTAGAAGATGGGACAAAATTCCAGACTTCGCAAAAGTTTGTAGCGGCGGCGGTTGCTTCTGCAGGATCGCAAACACTAAAAGCGGCAAGCGCACTAATAGCCAGGCGGATAGACGCTATTGCAAGGCAAAACGGATTCAATAAATGAAAATCAGGTACACAAAGCAATTCACAGACGAACACGGCATGACCTTCTTACCCGGATGGGTAGCGGAACACTCGCAGTCTGACTGCGAAAAGCGCATATCACAGGGCTTTGCGGCCCCTACTGAGGAAGGAACAAGAGCATTAAGGTACTCAGTAAGCGCACCCGTTTTGGTGGATGCCTGCGCCGTACCGGATGCGCCTCAAGGCTTATATCAGCCTATGGAACAGGAAGAAGAAAGAAAAGGCCCAAAGGTCTTCAAAACAAAATAAACAAATAAACACACTACACTATGGCACAGACAGTTGGTACAGTTCTGGCAAAAAACATGAAGCTATATTTTGGCGCGACTGCATTGACGTGCCAGGTGGATGTTTCTATTTCCGGCTCAACAAACATGTTTGAAACAACATGTAAGGACAGCGGGGCAAACTCTGCTTTTCTTCCAGGCTCAAAATCCTGGACAGCAAGCGGAACACTAAATTACGCGGATGACGCGACCCTTGGTTTCGGCACATCCTCGACAGGCATTTTCGACAAATGGGACGGACAAGGTACTGTTTCCGTAGTATTCCAGACCGGGGCAAGCGGTGACCGCAAATGGAGCGGCACGGGCTATGTTTCGAGCTGGACTATGAATAGCTCCGGCAATGATGAAGCCGTGACCGTGGATTTTGAGATCCAGGGAACAGGCGCCCTTGCTATGGCTACAATCAGCTAATCAAACAATAACATGGAATGACAACCTATTTGAATTTGGATGGCGTAGAGCGTCCGGTGCGTTTTGGTTTTGGTGCTTTGTACCAATACGAACAGCGTACCGGACGCAATGCCCTGGAGGATTTTGCAAAGATGGCAGGTGGGGCGGTTTCAATCACTTTGATGGTTGACTTGCTCTTTGCCGGACTTGTAGCAGGGCATAGGCATGAAAAAGTGCCAGTTTCTTTTAATCAGGACGATGTAGCAGAATGGATGACCCCTGAAGTGCTAAATCAAACGGCCGTAATGTTCACAGACGCGTTTCCAGCAGAGCAGCAGGAGGGCGACGGCGAAAAAAAGACGAAGCCCCCGAAAGTGAAAGTGATGGCCTAAGATGGCAACGGTTGATCGAGATGGGGGCGGCGGCTGGATTAAAGGAAGATGAGTTTTGGTCTTGTACGCCACGCTATTTGTATGCCTTGCAAAAGGCAAAGAGGGACGAAAGTCGGCAGTCCTGGGAACAAGCCAGGTACATAGGATTTTGGTCTTTGAAGGCGGCAGGCTCGAAGGTTAAAAGCCCTGAAAAATTGGGTAAGTTCCCCTGGGAAATGCGGCAAGTGGTATTCCCTAAACAATCCATTGAGGAGCTAAAGAAGTTTGATGAGGAGGCCGATTTGATACTCAAAATGACTAACCCGGAAGCGTACGAACGCTACATAAAAGCAAAGGAGGCGCAAAATGCAGGCAACTGATTTAAAAGTACGGGTTGGCTTTCTTTTTGATGAAAAGTCGCTTAATGCGCTATCTAAACGCTTACAGCGTAGCGGTGAACAGCTTTCCCGGATTGGTACAGACCTTACACTTTCCTTATCGGCTCCACTTGCAGCCTTTGGCGCTGCATCCATCAAAGCGGCGGGCGATATTGAAAGCCTTACCCTTGCTTTAAAATCACAGCTTGGAAGTAGTGAAGCGGCGGCGGCAGAGTTGGACAAACTGACTGAAGCGGCCAAAAACCCCGGCCTTGGCGTAGAACAAGCCGTTCGGGGTTCCGTTCGTTTGCAGGGTGTTGGCCTTGCAGCGGATGAAGCCCGTGAAACGCTTATCCAGATGGGTAATGCCATTGCAGCAACGGGCGGGACGGCTCAGGAGCTTGACAACGTAACGCGGCAATTTGCCCAGATGATCAGCAAGGGGCGTGTACTTCAGGAAGACGTTTCTATCTTGTCTGAAAATATGCCCGGCCTTGCCCAGCTTATGCAAAAGGCTTTTGGCACTCAAAGTGTGGAGGCGATCCGGGAAATGGGTGTTGGCGGCAAAGAATTTGTCCAGCGTATCACAGAGGCGGCAAAGGAATTGCCACGGGTAGAGGGTGGTATAAAGAACGGGATCGGCAACGCGATGGACAGCCTAAAGCAGAGCGCTGCAAAGGTGGGCCTTGCGATCAATACGGCTTTTGATGTAACGGGCTTAATAGAATCTTTTTCAGGTGGACTTTTGGCGGCTGCAAATGCGTTTTCAAGCCTTGACAGCGGCGTACAAAAACTTATTCTTTCCCTCGCTGGCATTGTCATTGCCACGGGGCCGGTGGTGAGCGCCTTTGGGGCAATTAAGCAATTTGCCGGAACGTTTGTGTCAATATGGGCAAATGTCCTATCCAGCGTAAAAGCGGGAATAACAGCCTTTAAAGCCCTGGACACGGCAATGAAGCTGACTGTAATTGGTGGGCTTATTGCGGCCGTCGGATTATTGGCGGCGGCTTATACTCATTTTTCTTCGCAGCTTACCGATGCAGAGCGGGCGCAAAAGTCTCTAAGCGAGGTTAACCGCAAAGCGGCTGAAAGTGTAGCAGGGCAAAAATCAGAGGTAGACACCCTGGTAGCGGCTTACAAAAGCGAAGGAGCTACACTTGATCAAAAGAAGGAAATATTAAGGAAGTTAAACCAGATCTCCCCTGAATACTTTGGAGGGTTGCGGGTTGGTAAGGGTGATGTTGACAAGCTAACAGAGGCCACAAAAAGATATGGTGCAGAACTGCTAAAAGTTGCTGAATTAAACAGCCTAAACAAGCGGCTCGAAGCGATAGCCACAGACCTGCGCAATGTTGGGGAAGCAGCAAAGCCATCTACTTTCCAGACCATTGTAAACGGGGCATTATCTGCTGGCAATGCATTTCTTTTTGCAGCTAATCAGACAGGGACATTTGTTGAGAATAGCAACGCGCTTAAAACATCGCTACTTGCTGAGCAAGACGCGCTACAAAAGCGGGCGACTGAATTGGCTTTAAGCGCGGCGGCAACGGGGAACCTTGCGGATGAGTATAAGGATTTAGGCGGGGCAAGTGATGAAGCAAAGGCTGCAGCAAAGGCACTATCAAAGGCGATTAAAGAGGTTTTTTCCGACGTTGCAAACGCCCCTAACATCGCTCAAGCCATTGGCGACGATGCAGATTTAGAAACAATAAAGGCGCTCAAATCCGGCATTCGAAAACTTATAGACTTAGGACTAAAACCCGCATCTACTGAAGTCTTAGCATTAAAAACACAACTAGACGCGCTAAATAGTAGCGTTGTAAGTGTTGACGTAATAAAGCGTGAAGGCAACATCCCCGGCGTAGTATCTCAAAACCCAACGGCAACGCCTGAAGTAAACCCCGTTGTCCCGCCTGAAAATATTGATGCAAGTGTGGCTGCGTTTACGCGCTATACGGACGCTATCGGATTGGCGTATGAGGCGCAAAAAAGCTTGGAAGCAGGGACATTCAATTTTATCACAGGGCTTGATGAAGTATCGGCAGGGCTTTTAGAAAACGGTAATTTAATAGCCGGCATTTTCGCCAGCATGGGCAACGCCATTGCACAGGCCGCAGCACAGGGCGAAACGTCCTTTGCCAAACTTGGTCAGGCAGCAGCAGGCGCGGCGGCAAAGATTATCCGGGCTTACATACAACAGGGCGTAGCGGCGGCGGTGGCAAAGGCATTAAGTTCCGTACCGTTCCCCCTAAACATTGCAGCAGGCGCGGCGGCGGGTGGCATTGCAGCGGCTTTATTTACGCGGGCGGTTGGTGCAATAGGTATTAAGGGTTTTGCCCGTGGTACTGGATATGCCCCCGGCGGCATGGCCCTGGTAGGTGAACAAGGGCCGGAGCTTATCAACCTTCCACGCGGCTCACAGGTGTATTCAAATCCAAAAACAAACAGGATGCTTGATAGTATGGGCGGCGGCGGCATGCTTAATGGTGAGTTCACCGTAAGAGGCACAGACCTGGTATTAGTATTGGAACGAGCGCAAAACAAAAATCAACGGTTTAGATAATGGCAGTTAGGCTAACAGGCACATTTTACGACATAAACGGGGCGGAATATCGGGTGGATATTCACGATGCTGATTTTGTGGGCAGTTCCGACCCTTTTACCGTAAAGTATTGCACTATTAGCTACGACAGCAATGATAATAACGACTTCAATGCTCCGATCATTGGAAGCCGGGCAGAGGTCGGTATGGTGGTGGACTTTGAGGATACGATACTACCGACTTTCATAGAAGATTTTGCAGGCGGTTCCGAAAGTCGTTTTTTCCTGGAAATTACAAAGGTTCTAACTTCTTTGGTGGTTTGGCGGGGCTTATTAACACCCGACTTTGCAGGTGAAGAAGATACAGCCCCTTACTACACTTTTAAGGTGTCTGCTGTATGCGGTTTGGCTACGCTAAAGAAAAAGCCCTACCACGATGGCGCGGCCCTTTATACGGGCATAGAGCGACTGACCAAACACCTTGTTACGGCACTTGCTAAAACAGACCATGCTTCCATGTGGGGCGGTACAGATGCCTTCCTAAAAACGTCGGTAGACTGGTGGGCGGTGTCAATGTCAAGCGGGGCAAATGATGACTCTTTATATCAGGGCGGTGTCGATCATTCCGCTTTTTACAACTTCCAACAACAGGGAGGCGTAGATAAAGACGTAATAAGTAGTTACGACGTTTTATGGCAAATCCTAAAGACGTTTAATTGCCGGATATTCCAAACAGAGGGCGTATGGTGGGTGGAACAAATACCCTACCGGACAGCTTCGCCGTATTATTCCAGGGCGTACCAGAAAGATGGCACGTTTATATCATCGACAACCGTATCAGGGGCAAATGTCATAGACCAAACCAGCACAGGCGCAAAGCTGGCAACTATGACATATGACTTCCTTCCGGCTCTTAAAAAGTCGGAGGTTAATTACGATGTCAAGATTA